TTTTAACGGAAACGCGACGATAATAGCGGTTGCTATTAGCGGTGATGCGACCAAGACCCTGATCAAGACCCTCCGCAAATGGGTTGGAAACAAGACCGTAACGAGTCTTAAATCCGATTTTGGGTTGGAAAGTGTTCTCACCAACGGCGCGAACCATTTGGAGAGGAACATAAGGACAGTAGAATAGTCCAGCATCATAAGGGCTTGAACCCTTATAACCTACAACGTAGAACTGGTTAGCAGATACGTTTGCTGAATAAGGATCAATATAAACGCGATACTTACCTTGGAGAACACCAGCAAAGGTGTTACCAGTATCATCTACCTGAAGATTTGCGTTAAGTGCAGGGGTGTAGTCGAGCACACCCGCCATGGTGAGAGCAGAAGCAACGTCAGCTGAACACATAATCATATTACCCTTCCCTCTACGAGTACGCTGTGCAATTGCGTTAGCATCGCGCTCGATTTGGAAGATAAGACCCTTAAATTTCTCAACTGACCAACGACCATTGGAGTCAACGTCTAGGTCAAAAGTACCAGGAGTTGCAGTGTTAACTTGAGCACCAGTTTCAGCGGTCTTATAGATGGTACGAATAACTTCACGGTTAATCTCAGCAAGAATCTCAGTAGAGAGAATGTTTGCGAGTTCCGCTTCAGCATTCAGACCATGAATTGCCTTAAGGTCCTGAGCAAGTTCAAGACTGTATTCTGCTTTTAGAGCACGACTCTTAGCAGTTACAGTGACCTTCTCGATTGAGAAAGCCATTTGGTTGAATTGTGAACTATTTGCTTCACCGAGACTCTCAGCGTCCTCAGTATCCATACCGCGACCAACGGTATAAGCAGATTGAGTTGCGTTGGAGCTTGGGTTAAGTAGACTTGGGTTGCTACCACTTTGAGCAGCAGTAGTACCGAAACCTACCGCACCGCCATCAGAGTTAGCGACATAACCTGAACCAAGTCCAGCAGCGTCGCGTGATGTACCCTGAGCAGAGAATGCGGTATCAACTTCATCGAAGAAGGTTTCAGCACCACTCTGATTGGTGTAACGTGAACGCATTGCGAAGATGAGTCCGGTAGGACCATTCATTGGTTGAACGCCACAAAGGTCATATGCAACCAAGTTAGGCATTGAACGTCTAATCAAGGAGATTAGAACTGGGTCGAAACCTTGAAGTGCGCCAGTGGCACTACCACTCATACCAGCAACGGCACCACTAGAAGTGGTAAAGTTGGTAGGTGATTCATAAAGGAAGGAACGCTCTTCACGAAGTTCGCGCTCTTGGTTTTCTAGCAGGATTGCGGTTACCGCTCTACGATGTGAATCTTTGATAGGGTCCATTCCTTGATAGTCAAGGATTGGTGACCACTTCTCCTGCAAATATTCTGCGTTTTGCATTTGCATTTTTGTTTACCTATGTTAAAAGTTTTGTTTGACTGTATAATTTAAAAATCACTTCTTAGCGACTCTACTAAGAGTCTGAAGATATGCCTCCATCATTGGAGAAACTGATTGAGTCTCTTCGTAGGAAACCTCCTCAGAGAGGTTCTCGGTATAGTCTCTTTGAGTACCAGCATTTTTAGGGAAATATGATTCCCTTAGAGTTACTAGTTTCTCACGATAGTTTTCCTCACCATCAAACTCAACATTTTCGGCAAGAGAAGCGAGTTTGTCTTTCTGAGAAAGTGCTAGACCCTCAGCGACATCTGCAAAAATTACATCAGCAACTGACTCTGCTAATCTTCTATTAAGAGCAACGTTTCTATCGATTTGCTCGTTGAGTTTTTCTTCCATTTCATCAAGTTTATCTACCATGCTCTCGATTACATCATATCTATCTTCAGGGATTGAAACATAATGATCTTCAAAAAGACTCTTCATTCCTTGAAGGAATGATTCCGTCATTTCAGTTTTAAGTCCGTGTTCAACGGCGAGCGCATTCTCTTGAATCCACTCATCGGCAACATACTCAAGGTATGCATCTACACGGTCAGTTAGCTCTTCTTTAATTACTTGAATTTCTTCAATTAAAGCATCCTGATACTCTTCTTCAAGAGCCTCTTTAATTTCACTGACTTTAGTTCTAATAGCCGCTTCAAAAATTGTGCGAGCTTTTTCTTGGAATTCTTCGGAAAGGCTTTCACCTTCAAGAAGAGCATTAACATCTTCATCGATGTCAAGTTCGTAGTCTTCTTCTACTCTTTTCTTTTTTTTGCCGTTGTTGTCATCATCATCATTATCATCATCGTCATTTTCGTCATCTTCATCATCTTCGTCATCTCCATCTGATGCCTCAGTTACTAGTTCATCATCTTCATCATAATCAGCTTCATCATATGAGGTATCATCAACTAGTTCATCTTCATCTTCAGTTTCTTCCTTAACCGCACCTTTTGCTAGGTGTGGCATAGGGTCTGCGGACTTTGCACCCTTATTGACAACATTTCTAACCTGTGCTAAAGTTGCACCAGGAGTTTTCAATTTTGCTGAGTCATCATCAGACTTATAATTTTCTGGAGTAGGTCCGCCAAGGTCTTCCCAACCTACGGATTGACCAGCAGGAATACCTGTGGTCAATTTTGGCATAGGTTCAGCTGGCTTAGCTCCTTTGGTTACTACGTTTTCCATTTCTTGTAAATTTTTACCAACGGACATTTTAGAGCGATTTGTATAATCTATATTTATTTATTAAATCAAAGATTTGAAAGAAACTCATTAAACAATGCCAACTTATGTTCTTCAAGAATTCTCTGGTCAACTAGTGTATTAATTCTTCTATTTGTTTTTTCCACTAATTGCTCGGTAAGGTGACCATTTACAAATACCCATTCTTTCCCTTCCATAATTCCGTTTACGAACGCATCAGGGGCAGAAGGATCTGCTACAATGTCTGCAGCAGTTGCAAGCATGAAATCCTCGCCAACAATTTTATGTCCCTCATTTGTCATTCTCAATGAACCAACTCCACGAGATGACACCCCAAGTGTAACACCTTCACCAATGAGGGATTTTGCAATTTTACCCATTGGGGTATCTAAAAGTTGTGCTTTACCTCTGAAGTTTGAACCTTCGCAAGTAAGAGATACAATCTTATGAGATACTCTATCTAGATTTACAGTCGGTCCATCTGGGTGTCCAAGTTCGCCTAAGGCACGACCTTTATTTACAAATGACTCAGTATATCTTTTTACTTCCTTAGCAAGAGTTTGCATGGGATACATTCTTCCATTGCGATTGCAAATATCCCCTTGAAGGAAAATGCCTTCAATGAACATCTTTTTATCTGCACCCTTACCTTCGGTAATAAACTTAACTTTTTGTGCTTCTTCTGTGATGAGTTTCATCTTATTCTGAGACTAAAGTAACTACTTCTGCGATATTAAAGAATGTATCAGGTTCATAAGTTAAACAAGATACTTTCACACTTTTTGCAACAGATGAACCTGTAATATTAGGCGATGTAATAGAAGAACTATTAAAATTAATCGTTACAGATGAATCATCTAATGCAATAATTGAATTATGAGTTGTGTTTAAACCAACAGTTGGCGCATTTTCAATTGTTACAGATTCACCTAAACTAAAAGGATTACCTGCATTTTGACCAAAAACTAATTTTGTGGTTACCCCTGTGACAATTCCAGCAATTACTTGCCGTTTCATGGACTCTTTAATTACATCTACATTATATGATGTAATGTGATAATTGTCTTGAGTTGCAACTGGATTAGTTCCAATTGCAATATATCCACCAGAACTTCCTGTAGTTGAACCAATAGTAACTCTCAAATAACCAGATTTTAGTGCAATTGGGACACTAGTTAAAGCAACTCCAACTGTAGGTGCAAGTCTTGGAATTTGAGTATCTTGAATGATTTTAGTTGCCATTTATCAGTCTTCACCAAAAATAGAATTTGCAATATCTGGTCTAAAACTATCAATTTTATCTGCAGCTTTTACATATAAAATTTCTTTAATTTTATCTGAAATATCAGAAGCAGATTGGTCAGTCGCAACAAGGTCAATGAGGTCTTCCATATACTTTATTAATATTATGTACTTATTTATGTTTTAATTAGTTTATACTACTGTACTTGAG